GCCGTGGAACCTTGGTCCTGCACGTGTCGTTGAGATCCCTGACGGCAAGGACTTCAAGCGTGTCAACGGTGCAGGGTCCATCACGCCGTATCAGGATCACCTGAGCTTCCTCATCGGAGAGCTCGAGGACGCGACGAACACCGACGCGGTGTCACGTGGTCGCGTCGATGTGACGGTCGCTGAGAGCGGCATCGCACTTGCGCTCCGACTCGCACCGCTGTTCGCGTCGATGCAAGAGAAGGAACGGGTCATCACCGACGTCGTGACGCAGATGATGTACGATCTGCGCAAGTGGTTCATGGGCTTCGAGGCACCGCTTGGTGGTCTTGAGGAGATCCGATGGGTCCCGACGTATGGCGACCGGATGCCTGTGAACAAGAAGCAGGTCTTCGATCAAGTGATGACGATGATCACCGCGACACCTGTTCCCGTCATCAGCACCGCAGAGGGACGCCGACTGCTCAAGAACATCGGGTGGGAGTTCTCTCCTGACGAGACGTTGAGCAACGAGATCCTCGCTGAGCAAAGTGCGGTGGCAGGTGCGACCGCTGACGCAGTGGCTGCAAGGGTCGGTGGCGATGTCGCCACGCTGACCGATGACGGCGGTGTGGATGAAGGCTAGTGCTTGGCAACGTGCCGCAGCGCGGAACGACCAGCGTCGGCTTCTCAAGCTCATTCAGGAGACCGACGCGACGATGGTTGACATCGTGAGCGACACCGCCAAGAAGTCGGAACGCCTAATCGCCCGTAGCGTCGGCGGCAAGGGAATCGGCGCACAGGTACGGCTCGCTCAGTACCGTCAGGTACGGTCCAGCATGTTCCAGCTAGCGACCGACATGTGGGGCGACCAGGTTCCTGCCGCAGTGTTGAACGGCATCGACACGTCAAGTCAGATGGCTGTCAACGCTCAGAAGGAGATGCTCGCGTTCCTCAGCAAGATCGCTCCTGACGCTGCAAGCATGCTCGTCGAGTCGATGCGACACAGCGCAGCCCAAACGTTCGAGAGCCTGCGGTCGCGACTGCTCAATGGCGTCAACCTGTCGCCAAACGTGTACCGGAACCGCGCATACATGATGGGGAAGATCGACAGCATCGTGAACGAGGGCATCCTGCTCCAGCAGTCGGCGAAGGAGATCGCTGACAACGTGTATCAGCACATCAATCCGAAGGTCGTTGGTGGTCAGAAGTACGCAGCCATGCGTCTCGGTCGCACTGAACTGAACAACGCCTATCACTCGACGAGCATCCGGTCGTATCAGCAGTCGCCATACGTCGAAGGTGTGCAGTGGTCGCTCAGCGGCAGTCACGCGAAGCCTGACGACTGTGACGCGTACGCCGGAGACGACTCGTACAACATGGGAACAGGTGTCTTCCCGACGAACAACGTTCCTGACAAGCCGCATCCCCAGTGCTTCTGCTTCATCACGGCGATCACGCCGGACCCTGACGAGTTCCTTCGCAGGTTGCAGCGAGGGGAGTACAACTGCGGATGAGTGTCTGCGCGACGGAACCGATGACCGATGCAGCGTGGGATCAAGCACGTGTCGCGAACGCTCAAGGCACCATGGAGATGGAGGACGCTCAGACGTGGGGGACGATCGAGTCGGATGACTGGTGGTTCGAACTTGACGACGAGACGCAGAAGGCGTTCAGTCTGTACAAGAGCGGGAACTACGGCGTCATCAACGACGCGCTGCGTGGTGGCACGAAGATGACTGACGAGGCTGCATCCTCCATCGCACGTATGGACGCGGCTCTTGACACTGCTTCGCTGTCAGAAGACGTGGTCGCTGTGCGACACATCGACAAGTACGCATTCAACGATATGTTCGGAACGACCAAAGCTGACTACGAGTTCGGCGGCTTCTGGAAGGAAGACCCGCGTCGCTTCGTAGGTGCAACGTTCGGTGACGATGCGTACACGTCAACGAGCATGTCGTCAGACTTCACCTGGGGTGACATCCCGATGGAGGTGCGAGTGCCTCGCGGGTATCAGGCTGCGTACCTTGACCCAGCGATGTTCAACGGTTCGTCACTGCTCGGGTCGCATGAGTGTGAACTACTGTTGAAGCGCGGCACACGTTTCCGCATCGTCGGGATGGACACGGAACTTGACCAAGGAGCACACGAGATCACGAAGCTCATTCTGGAGGTTATCTGATGGTCACGAAGAAGCAGCGCAAGAAGTTCACAGCGCAGAAGGGAGAGATGAAGTTGATCTCCGTGAAGGACGCGCAGGACAACGATGTGCCTGCGACCAAGAAGAACATAGAAGGTGCCAAGAAGCGACTGTCACGCTGACAGTCGGCCAGCGGCCACGAGGCCATTGAGTCCGAAGGAGACTGACATGCAGGAGTACGAGCCTTTCGAAATCGTATGGCGGAACGGCATCCAAGGAGTTATCCGTCCCGACGGGTCGTTCATGCCGATCATCATGGGTGCAGCACCCGATGGCGATGATGGCGACGATGGTGATGACGGCAACGACAACGACTCGGACGATGATGACGAGGATGACGACGACGCCGATGATGGTGCCGACGACATCAAGGATCCGAAGGCCAAGATCCATTCGCTGACCGAAGCGAATGCACGGCTCGCACGCAAGCTCGAGAAGAAGGACGGCACGATCTCCGACATGGAGAAGCGTCTGAAGCAGATCGAGGACAAGGACAAGGATGAAGTCACCAAGAAGGGTGAGGAGCTCGAGAGCACGCAGAAGGAGCTGACGGATCTCCAAGCGCAGTACAGGGAACTGGAGATCGAGAAAGTGCTGCTCAGCGACGACAACATCGTTCACCTGTCGGCACGGCGACGCAAGATGATCATCCGCGAAGTGTTGCCGGATCTGGAAGTTGAGGACGACGGCGACAGCAACCTGCAAGAGCTTCTGGAGAAGCTGGAGAAGGATGATCCCGGGCTGTTCGACAATGGTGACAAGGATGACGATGACAGCAAGGATGATGCTGACACGTCAGCCACGCGTCGTCCGAAGACGAAGACCGCACCCACTGGAAACCGCAAGAAGAAGGACAAAGGCAATCAAGCGACGGAAGACGCGAGGATCAGGAACAAGTTCTCCGCTATCCGTCGATGACACGTGTCACAGATTGCGACAGGAGCTCATGTACGATGTGCGTCATCGGGGTCATCGCCTGCGGCAGACCCGCCAGCGGCAAGCTCGTCCGGTTGCACCGACGAGAGTCCATGTTGGCAGAGGTGAGCAGAAGGAGGCGATCGTAAGTGCCAAGGTTCGACAAAGTCGAACCACTCGGCGGATCGTTCCGGGCGAAGCTGAATGCGGACTGGGCAGGTGCCGACGGAGCGGCCATCGCAGTTGGAGTCAACTCCAGCGGCAAGGTCGTGGTCGGACAAGGCAACTGTGGCATCCTTGGTGTCGTGGTGTTGGTCGTCAACCACAAGAAGGCTGGCGACGTGATCGACGTCATGACAGATGGTGAGATCCTCGAGATGACGGGTCTCACCGCTGGTACGGCGATCACAGCCGATACCACCACTGGGGTGCTCGGTGTCACTGCCGCAGACGCGACGCACATCCGGGTCGGTCACACGATTGAAGCCGACAGGCTCGTCGTCAGGGCGCGGAGGTGATGATGGACTCAACGTTGCACGTCGCACGCAACCAGAAGCTCATCGTCCCCGCCAAGGCGCTCTTGCGTGCAGACGCAGACGAGTTGCAACACCTGAAGAACCTGGGATTCATCCCCGGCTTGGAAGGTGGAGCGGAAGGCTTCAGTCAGGGTGGAGACGTCATCACGGCCACGCTCGATGGGCGCGACCTGAACGACGTCTGGGCAGAGTACGTCCGTGCTCTGCAGTTGTACAACGCACAGCGAGACCGCTTGACGGCGCAGTTGATCTTCCCCGTGAGCAAGATCATCGAGGACGTCATGCAAGGTGGAGACACCGTCAACTTCGAGGAAGCTTCGGAGTTCGGTGTTCCTCGCGGTGTGCGAACCGCACTCCCGACGTACTTCTCACTTGGATACAGCTTCAAGTGGTGGGACATCGGACTGCGGTTCACCTGGGAATACCTCGCCGAGAGCGAGTCAACACAGGTGGACGCGCTGAACAACGAGATCCTGGAAGCTGACAACCGCAACGTCTTCACGGAAGTGCTGAAGGCGGTCTTCAACAACACCACGCGGGTCGCGACCATCAAGGGTCAGAACTTCAACGTGTTCCCGCTGTACAACGGAGACAGCACCGTGCCTCCGCGCTACAAGAACACGATCCATGCTGCACCCCACACGCACTACCTGACGTCGGGTGCAGCGACGGTCGACCCTGGTGACCTGACGGGAACCGGATCGGTCGAGGAACACCTGAAGCACCACGGTTATGGTTGGCAGCAAGGGACGGCGATGTTGCTGCTCGTGAACTCTGCGCAGATGGCAACGATCCGCACGTTCCGAGCAGGTGTGTCAGGAGCGGAGTTCGACTTCATCTCCGCTCAGGGCATCCCGGATTGGGCGTTGACGACAGCGGACATCGCTGCTCAGCTCGATCGCCCAGCGGCTGCGCCGCCCAACTCGTTCCGTGGGATGCAAGTGCAAGGTCGGTACGGTCCTTGGCTCGTGATCGAGGAAGACCTGATCCCTGTTGGCTACTTGCTCGGACTCGCCTCTGGCGGAGAAGAGAACGCAGCCAACGTCGTCGGTCTCCGCGAACACACCAACGCCGGACTGCGCGGTCTGCGGCTCGTGAAGGGTCCGCAGCCGGACTACCCGCTCGTCGAGAGCTACTACCAGCGTGGCTTCGGCACAGGTGTCCGTCAGCGTGGTGCAGCGGCAGTGATGAAGATCACCGCAGGCGCGTACTCAATCCCGACTGGGCTGACGTACTAGGAGGTGGAGT